CATTGAACATCGAGCGGCAGGCGGAAAAAGAAAAACCAAGGAAAGAAGAGTCGGAGCAGGAGACGCGAGAGACGGAGAGAGCGTCCCGTCCTACATCCCCGACCCGCCGTGGCTGGTCCGCAACGAAATGGTGAATTAAAAAACAGGAGGAAAGAAACATGGCCCTGCAACTGTCCGTAGCCGCACGGGACGCACAGAACGACGCGATCGAGACGACCATCTCCACCACGCCGAAGCTCCGGCTCTACAGCGGGGCGCAGCCGGCCAACTGTGCGGCGGCGGCCTCCGGGACGCTGTGCGCCGAACTGGACCTGCCCTCCGACTGGCTCGGGGACTCGGCTGCCGGCGTGAAGTCGAAGGCAGGCACGTGGTCCGGTGTCGGCCATGCGAACGCCGGGGCGGGAACCGATGTCGGCCATTTCCGTGTCACGGACGCCGCGGGGACGACCTGCCACATTCAAGGGTCGGTGACGGTGACGGGGGGCGGCGGAGATCTTACCATGGACAACATCAACGTGGCGACCGATCAGGCAGTCACGGTGAACAGCTTCGCCCTTACTGCCGGGAATGCCTAAACGCATCGTCATCGACGGGGAGGGGCGGATCGAAAGCGTCGATGGTATCCGCCTCCTCGGAGTCTGCCTCCGTTGCGGGAAGTGCTGCCGGATCAATCGGGGGTGCGGCCACCTGCGGCATGAAACGCTGGACGGAAGGCCGCTTGCGGTCTGCGCGGTCTATCTCGATCGGCCATTCTCCTGCGCGGTGTGGCCTCTTCCCGATTCCACCGACGTGCCCTCCGGGTGCGGGTTCCGGTACGAGGGGGAATAGATGGGCGGCGCGGTATTTACACCGAAGCAGCAGAACTGGCGGGTATACGCAGACGGCGCGGGTCCGACCGCTGCGCTTGCGAACGAGAACGTCAAGCCGACCTTGGCCGATTCCGGCATCATCCGGATCCGCATCTCGATCAACGAGACGGGCGGCAAGGCGAGTAATAACGCGACCACGATCCTTGAATACAGTCTGAATCAGTCCGATTGGTTCTCACTCGGCGCTGCGGCCCATTGGGATCACGCGGACGGGGCGGATGCCGACGGAAGTTTGATTTCATCCAGGCTTCTTTCCGATTCGGGCGCAGACGGGGAATATTGCGAGTCGGCGATTTCCAACGTCTCCTATGCTGCGTCGGCGATCACCGAAAACGATATGGCGATCGTCCCGACCGGGAACGTATCGGCGGAGACGACGTACTACTTCCGCACCGTCATCGCAGGGACGGCGGTTCCGCTTAACACGTCCGAGACGTACCCGCAGGTCCTGACGGCGGTCGCTGCGCTTCCGACTCGCGAAGCCGACCTCTCCGTCACCCTCGCCGGATGCGTCGTTGCAGCGGCGGCAACGCTGGTCGCGACGGCGGCTCTCGCGGTTCAACTGGCGGGGGCGACGGTAGGATCCGGCGCGACGGTCCCGGTGGTCGCGGATCTCGGGAAAACTCTCTCCGGTGCAACGCTGTCTGCGGACGCAACCGTAGGGGGCGGGCCTGAGACGTTAGCGTTTACCGTTCTTACGTCGCTGCTCACCACATCGAACCCTGAGACGACGGAGAGCATATCCCCGGCGGCAGGAAGCGTTGTGTACGTGGCGGTGTGCGCGGCGGAGTCCAACACCGCCTCCGCCGGTGTTTTGTCCGTATCGGGTGCTGGTTTGTCGTGGGTACAGATTGGAGCGCAGCATTACGGAGATCGCCGAAGGGTGTTCGTCTGGAAGGGTACAGGCACCCCGTCCTCCGGAGAGTTAACGATTACATACACCCCAACGGGTGGCGGGACGTATCAGGAGATGGCTTACTCCGTCGTCGAAGTCACCGGCGCGGACGGGACGACGCCGAACGATGCGGCAGTAAGCGGAGCGGCAGCAAGCGGAACCAGCCTCAATCTCCCCGACGTCGGCACTCCGGGCGCGGGGGATGCCGTGTTCTCCGTGTTCGGCATGGAAAACGCCAGCGACGGGATCGCGCTGACCGCAGACATTACGCAACTCACCAAGATCGAAACCGGCGGGAACATCCGATCATTCATCTGCGGGTGGGATAACGACCCTGCGGACGAGACGCCGGGGATCACGTGGACATCGAGCGGCGCGGCTGGCGGCATCGCGTTCATCGTAAACGCGGGGACCGGCGGCGAGGAGCCTGACGAGCGGCTCGCCGACCTCGGCATCGTCCTCGACGGGGCGACGGCGTCTGCGGGAGCGACGGCTGAAATTGCGGTCGTACTGTCCAGGCAACTGGAGGACGTATCGGCGTCCTCCGGGGCGACCGCGCCGGTCGTGGGGGAGTCGTCCGTACAACTCGGGGATGCGTCCGTAGTATCCGCCGGCGCTGCGGCAGCGGATGCGGACCTTGCGGTAGCCCTTGGAGATGCGTCCCTGTCGGCGGCGGCAGGAGTCGCGTCAGAGGCTGACCTGTCCGTCGATATTGCCGGGGCCTCCCTCGCGTCCGCAGCGACCGTCCCTGTCGTGGCCGATGCGGGGATCAGCCTCGCGAGTGCGGCCCTCGCGTCTGGGGTAACTATCCCGGTCGAAGCGGACGCGGCGGTTCAACTCGCCGGGGCGACACTATCCGCGACCGCTTCCGGCGATGCCTCCCGTACGGCGGAGTTATCCGTCCAACTTGCGGGGGCGTCGGTATCCTCGGCAGGCGTGGCGGACATCGAAGCCGATGCCGCTGTCCCACTCGCGGGGGCGAGCCTGTCCTCCGCCGCTACGCTTCCCGTCGTGGCGGATAGCGCGGTGAACCTTGCCGGGGCGACCCTCTCAGCGACCGCCTCCACGGATGATTCCCGGACGGCGGACCTGTCCGTGTCCCTCGAAGGGGCGTCTGTGGCCTCGGCGGGTACGGTCCCGGTCACAGCGGGACTGACGGGGCAACTCGCGGGAGCGACGGTTGCGGCGGCAGGAACGGTGCCCGTTGTCGCGGCTGCGGACATATCGCAAGCCGGAGCGGGGATCAACGCGGCCTCGGCGGTTGCCGTCGTGGCCGACTCGTCGATTCAACTCGAAGGCGCGACGCTCTCGGCGACCTTGGCCGAGTTCATCGTCAGCACGGCGAACCTTGCCGTCACCCTGGAAGATGCAACGGTATCGTCAGGGGCTACGGTCCCCGTAACGGCATCAATGGCGTCGCAGCAAGGCGGGACCTCCTTGGTCGCATCGGGAAATCCAGACCCCGCGATGGCCACGGTGGTTTCGGTCCCGCGCATATCGTTCCTTTTGGGGCCGGTAGTGAAACCAGGATTCCGTCTCGTGCGGACGGTGAATTATGGACTCTCCCTGAATCGCAGAATTACGTTTCCCCAGGTCTTCAACTTCAGGAGGAAAACTTGATTACTCCCGAAACTCTCCAATTAGGAGACACGTGGGGATGGACGGCCATAGTTGAGGATTATCCCGCGACGGAATGGACGCTTAAGTTCGCCTTCCGCGGATTCGGCCTTTCCGTAATCGACATCACCGCCAGCGCAGACGGGGATGATTACGAGGTGACCGTTGCGGGAGGCGTCACCGCCGGTTATTTGAAAGGTTCGTATCAGTGGACCGCGTACGTCGAGAAGGGTACCACTCCCAACATCGAGCGGTACACCGTAGGCAGCGGCACCGTCACCCTCCTGCCGTACCTCGCGGCGGCGGATGAAACGACGGACAACCGCTCTCACGCGCAGAAAATGCTGGATGGCATCGAGGCGACGCTTGAAGGCCGTGCGAGTCATGCGGAACTGTCCCTCACCGTCAACGGGAAGGCGATCCAGTACATGAAGCCGGAGGAGTTGATCCGGTGGCGGTCCGTCTATCGGCGTGAGGTTTCGAAAGAGATAGGGAATGATTCAACCGTTCGAATCCAATTCGGGAGCGCCTGATGGGGATCCTCCGTACTTTCCTGCGCGACTTCGGATACATCCATCGAACGGATATGAAGCGACGCGGGTCCCGCGCCTATGAAGCTGCGAAGGCGGGCAGACTCACCGCGGACTGGCTCTCCGGAGCGACGAGCATCGACCATGACATCCGCATGGGGCTGGTCGCCACCCGCTCGCGGGCGCGGGATCTGTCGCAGAACAACGAATACGCAAAGGCGTACCTTCGGGCCGTGCGGAAGAACATCGTGGGAAGCGAGGGGTTCAAGCTCCAGGTGAAGGCGGTAAGTTACGAAGACGGGAAACCCGTTCCCGACCGCATAGCAAATTCCAAGATCGAAAACGCTTTCTGGGACTGGTCCCAGCCGGATACGGCCACAGTGACCGGGAAAACATCCTTCCGCAAGGTTCAGGAACTGATCGTCGAAACGACGGCCCGGGACGGGGATTTTTTCGTGCGGCTGGTGCGCAACAGGAACATCAACAAATACGGATTTTCTCTGCAGCTCGTCGAGCCGGACTGGATCGACGAGAAGCTGAACAAGGATCTTACGGGCGGCAACATGATCCGCATGGGAGTAGAGCTGGATTCATGGCGCAGGCCCTTGGCGTACCACGTGAGCGAGCGCAATCCTTCCGCCGAACTGTGGGGATCGGTCATACCGAGCGGTCCCTACCGGCGCATCCCGGCTTCGGACATGATTCACGTCTTCGATCCCGAGCGGGCCGACCAGACCCGCGGTATCTCCTGGATGGCGCCGGGGATGCTCGGACTCCACAACCTGAAAGGGTACGTCGAGGCGGCGATCATCAACGCCCGGGCGGGCGCGAACAAGCTCGGGTTCTTCCGGGATCCGACGAACAGCGGAGAGGAATACACCGGCGATACGACGGACGGATCGGGGAACAAGATCGCGACCTGCGAGCCGGGGATGTTCGAGGATATCGGGCAAAAGGAATTCCATCCCTACGACCCGAAGTATCCGGACGAGCAGTTCGACTCGTTCGTGAAGACGATCCTGCGCGGGATCGGTTCGGGATTGGGGCTTGCGTATTCCTCCATCGCCAACGACCAGCGGGAGGCTACGTGGTCGTCGCTGCGTACCGAACTCGGCGAGGAGCGCGAGGGCTGGAAGATGCTCCAGTCCTGGTTCATCGAGACGTTTCTCAACCGCGTCTATTCGGAATGGCTCTACATGGCGATTATGACCGAAGCGATCAATCTGCCGTTTGCGAAGTACGACAAATTCAACGCGCCGAAGTGGATCGGGCGTCGCTGGTACTGGGTAGATCCCTTGAAGGAAGTACAGGCGAACAAAGAAGCGATCGCCGCGAATCTCATGAGCGCGACGCAGGTCGTGTCGGAAAACGGCGGCGACATCGAGGAGTTGTATCAGGAGATCGAGCAGGAGCAGATCCTGGCCGCCGAACACGGTTTGATACCAGACTACGGCGGCAATAGCGTAGAGCCTGCGGCCGATGGCGACGGAGACGATATGGCCGCGGTGAAACCCGCCGGGAAAAATAAAGGCAACGGGAAGGGCGTCGCAGCGAACGCATAGGCAAGAGGCAACGCAAAACAGGGAAAGGCCGGATATCCTCCGGCCTTTTTAATGAGCGCCCTACCCCGACGGGGGGAAAAGCCGGAACCGTACCGGCCTGGGCGCTTTAATTTTACGGGAACCTTACGGAGGCGCGAAATGGGAGAGATTCGATTAACAAATGGAGATGTTGCCTTGGTGGATGATGATTGTGTCACGTTGCTTGAGGGGTACAAATGGAATTGCGCTGTAAAAAAACTGAAACACGGGGAATCTAAATACGCGTCTGCGTATGTAAAGAATGGTGATGAGTGGGATCACCTGCTAATGCACAGGATCATAGTGGGGGCGACTAAGGGAGTAATAGTCGACCATGTTGACGGGAACGGTATAAATAATCATAGATACAATTTAAGAATTGCAACGCATACACAAAACATGAGGAATCGCCAGGTAACGCCCGGCTTCACGTCAGTATACAAGGGTGTTTGGTGGAACAAGAGGGATAGAGTTTGGCAAGCCTGCATCAAATGCGATGGCAGAACAATACATCTCGGTTCATTTAGGACGCAAGAGCAAGCCGCTGTCTCATATAACGAGGCGGCGCGAAAATATCATGGCGATTTTTCCTTACTGAATAACCTTGACGGACAGGGTTGAAACTAATCCGACTTTTCTTTTGGAGGTAATCGCGATGGAGATTCGGGAGCTACTGAACACGCTGAAGAAGGAGCCGATGCGTCGGACGCTGCAGATCGGCCGGGAGATGGTCCGATCGAAGGACAGGACCGTCGATCTGGCGTTCTCGTCCGAGCTTCCGTACGTCCGCTGGTGGGGGATCGAGATCCTGGATCACACCGCCGGGGCGATGCGAATGGGCCGGGCGAAGGACGGGATCGCCGTCCTGTACAACCACGCCCGCGACGCGCATCTCGGGATCCTCGGAGAATGCCGCTGCGACCCCGACAAGATGGGCCGCGGCGTTGCGCGTTTCGGCAAGGGGCCGCTCGCTTCCGAGAAATGGCAGGACGTGGACGATGGAATTCTCAAGGACGTGTCGGTCGGATACGAGATCCACTTCATGAAGGAGATGGACCCGAAGGAAATGAGTCCCGAGATGATGGAGATGGCGGCCCGGGAAAAGCTGCCTGTCTATCGGATCACGGATTGGGAGCCGTACGAGTGTTCTTTCGTGACGGTGCCTGCGGACCCGACGGTCGGCGTCGGACGAACCGCGACACCGCCCGGAGATAAGGGAAACGAGGGAGAAGCCAAGCCGCCAACAGCAACGGAAATTCCGAAGGAGGAAAGGACAATGCCGGAACCCACGAAAGACCAGGGCGAACTCGCCCAGATCGAAGCCGACCTCAAGAAGGCTCGGGAAACCGCGGGAGCGGATTCGATGGCGAAGGAACGCGCCCGCTGCGAGGACATCCACAAGTACTGGTTCAAGTTCCGCGACGTGATCCAGGAGTTCGTCCGGGACAAGGCGATCAAGGAGGGCTGGCCGATCGAGCAGTTCCGCGGGATCGTGCTCGACCGCATCAGCGATTCCAAGGGTTCCCGCCCGCTCGACACCCCGCTCGGGGAGATCGGGCTTTCGCACGCCGATGTCAAGCGGTACAGCATCCTCAGGGCGATCCGAGCCGCGGCGAACAAGGACTGGCGTGATTCCGGGTTCGAGAAGGAATGCTCTGACCAGGTTGCCAAGCAGGTCGGCGCAGAGGCGCGGTCGTTCTATCTGCCGTACGACATCATGACGGCGAAGCGGGAACTGCGCGACATGAACGTCACGACCGACTCGGCCGGTGGGTTCCTCGTCGGTACGCAGTTCATGCCTGGGTCGTTCATCGAACTGCTCCGGTCGAAGTTGGTCGCGGCGGCCGCCGGTGTGCAGATCATGTCCGGCCTCGTCGGGAACGTCGCCATCCCGAAGGAAACCGCCGACCCGACCGGGTACTGGATCGAGACGGAAGGCAACCCCCCGACCGAAAGCCAGGGGACCGTCGGGCAGGTGACGCTCTCGCCGAAGAACGTCGCCGCCTGGGTGGACATCACCCGGAAC